TTTTTAATTATTAAATCTATTTTTTGATTTACTAATTTTATTCTACCATCAATCTCTACAAATTTTTCTTTAGTTGTCTTCATTGTTATTTTTTTCGCTTTCTTCTTAGGTCTGTATCGTGTTTTCTACTTCCTCGCAAGAAACTATTTACACGACCAAGTGACCAAGAAGCCATAGAAGTACGAGGTCTTGAACCGGAAGATAAATAAGCACCTTGACCTCTACGATATACTTTTTTCAGCATACCTAGAGTTATATTTTTTCTTCCTTTTGCTTTTGCTCTCAATATTGAGATTGTTCTTGCAGATAAAGGTTTTCTTCTAATAGCCACTTCTT